GCCTTCTGCATGTGAATAATTTCCAGATGCTGTTGTATTAAGTCCTTCAGTGTGGGAATAACTTCCTGATGAGATTGTATTAAATCCTTCTGCGTGTGATTAGTAAATAAATAAGGATTAATTATACTTAAAAAATTATTTCTAGTTACTGTGTTATTTTGTTCAAATACAAAAGTATCTGCTATTTGAGAAATATAATTTTTAAGTTCAATTAGTAAACGTCTTACATTTACACGATCTAATGCACTTTTTTTCTTTTGAAATGTTTTTTGTGTTTTCTTATAAGGTAAATACACTGGCCGCCAATAACGTAATAATTTTTACTACGAAAAACAGCATTTGAAGCAAATTCAAAGCGCTGCCTATAGCCGCGCCATCTGATAGGGTTCATTTCATCTTTAAACATTTTATTCACTCCAATCTGTTTGTTTACTGAACTTACAACTGAAGTATAGTTGCAATATTGCACACATTACAAGTAAATATTTGAAAATAGTTCATTCAATTATCATGCAAAAAAATCACCTTGAAATTTTTTTAACGATTGATTTCTTTTTGTATATTTACGAACAACACTTTCAAAGATTTCATTTTTGCCTTCACTTTGTTCAAATAGAAACTTTTCCAATCCTTGCAATTGCTTTGAATCACCCCTAAACCAGCCAGTGCCGTCACAAGATACAGCGCCAATGCTTTTTGAATAACATAGTTTTTCATAAGAATTCACGCGGCCAATGTGAGTTTCAAACCTAGAACAAAATTTTTCAGCGTTTGACCATTTCCATTCAGTTGAACCACCAATAAAAACAACATCAGCTGTTTTTGGAACATCTTCAGGCTGATGGCCATCTTGAACAGCAAAAGCAATTTTTATTTCATTATCCCAAAATTCCCTTATAAATTTTTCATAATGGTAAAAAAGTTCTGTTGTTGCTTTTGCATCAGTTACAACATCAGGACAAAGAACCCACAAAGGTTTTTTTCCTGTTGCCTTGATTCTTTCCATTAGTGAAATCCATTCTTCAACATTAAAAGGCGTACCATTCAACCAGTTAATAAATGCGCCGTTATCCAAAGCAAAAGGCAAGTGATCAAAAGGCAATTTTTTTGTATATGGTGAAAATAAATGCCCCAATCCTGAATATTTTCCTTGCCAATAATGAACTTGCCATTTTGTGTTGTCAGCTGGCATCACAATCATTTTGATTCACCCTGATCAAGGAAAGGTTTTGCCCAATCCCTTGAAGTTTGCCTTTCAATGAAATCATCACAAGGCGCTTGAATTGCGTTCTTTTGCGTTCTGTTTTCCATCCATACACTTTTGAAGCCTTGCCATTGATTTGAGGCCATGATTGAAATGGCGCTGTTCAGTGTGATGTTTGCCTTTGATGATTCATTGATGATTGTTTTCAGCGCTGTTGCTGTCAGCTTCTTTTTTCTGATAGCCAGCCAATCAGCTGATTCAACTGGATCACAACCCAAACTGATCAAATCATCAACTAAAACAAATTTTGTTTTAGTGTTTTTAATGGAATCAGGAATCAGGTTAAGGGAATCAGGAATCAGCACGGCTTCATCCGTTAAATAACCGTTATTTAACGCAACATTAACGCAAGTGTCAGAACTATTTGATTCTGTTGAAGTTTTTTTGAATTCTGGAAGTTCAGATTGTTTTTCTGTGTTGTGTGGATTTTGATGTTTTTTAAAATTAATGATCTGGATAACATCAATATTTTGGCAAGAATATCTATGTATAAACTCTAACCGTTCAAGTTGCGTTAAATAACCGTTAATTTCAATCCCTTCACGATAGGGGAAAATCTCTGCCTTTATTCTTTTTGGCCTATCTTCAAGGCGGCCTTCACGATCAGCCAAACACCAAAGGCCAGCAAACAAAATTGTAAGCAAAGGATCAGCTTCGCCAAGTAATTCATTTTTAAAAATTGAAGGTTTGATATTTCTGGAACGTGCCATAATTTAATTCTCTGTTGTAGGTAAATCACCGCCTCTGTGTAAATTCGGTGCGGCATCCACAGAGGGAGAAATTAAGGCGCAAGGCCACCGCACAAAAATAATACTACATTAAACAAAATCTTCAAAATCATCTTTCAATTCATATTGTTCAGCAACAAAATGGAAAAGCAAAAAGCACAACAAAACAACAACCAGAACAATCACAAATTCAATGCAAGCTGATGCAAAACTTTTCATTTTCATGTTTCCTTGATAGTTATTGAAAGCAATGCTTTCATCAGTTTTCGTTTTAGAATGTAAACCTGTGTTTTTGCGCCTTTGACATCTTCCACAACTGGCGACCATTCACCAAGAATGTTCTTTTCAAAGTATCTGAAATCTGCCTTGTAGGTGCATATTTTCTGGCCATTCACTTCCAGTTTAAACACCGGCTGAAGTTCTAATCTGATGATTTCACCAGCCTTCAACAGCAATTTCAGTTGCTGATAGCGCAACGCCTCCTTTTTGCTGTCAAAAACAATATTGTCAATTTTGGTTTTGGTGTTTTTATATTTATTCATCATTCAACCCTTCAGCCAGTTCTTCAAAGGCCAAGCGCTGTGAAATATCAGCGCCTTCAGGTTCAATGATTTCAATTTTTCCATTGTTGGCAATAAAGGCCGCAACATCAGCCGCTATTTGTTCAGCCTGAATTTCTTTTTTTGTTTTCATTTTAGGCCACTCAATAAAGTAATAAATATTGATAGCAAACTGATAAGTATTGCTAAATATGAAATGAAATCAGCATTCATCATTTCAACCCCTTTTGCTTTTTCCATTTATTGAAATTTGAATCAATCATTTCTTCAAAGATTGATCTGGCAAATTCATCAGAATCAAGTTCAGAACGTGAATCAACGCTGGCAATGTATCTAACCAATACAGCGCCGTTATGATTGCGCCTATCAGCTTCAGCAACGGCTGTTGATCCTTTTTCTGTGTGCCACAACCCTGAATTGATCAGAAATCTGATTTCATCAGGAAAAGTTTCAGCAATGAATTTGAAAAAGTGTTCATCTTTGCAAATGATGGCGGCCTTTTGACTTGGCTTCACTGGTTCATGCTGTTCAAAAGTGATGGCCTGAAAATCAGATTGAACAGGTTCTTCAATTTCAAAAATCTGAATGAAGAACATTTTGCCGCCTTCGCGTTTTTGGCCGCGCAAATCATCAGCCGCCAGCTTTGAAAAGGCATCAACTATGCTTTCATCTGGTGTGTAAAGTTTCAAAAAGGCATCAGTTGTGCCTTCAGACTTTTCAACCCTTCTTGACCATGCGCCAGCAATTACTTCACCTTCAGCAAATATTTTCAGTTTCATTGCAAGAACTCCAAAAGTGAGTGAATAAATACATGAACAGCTTCTTCAGCTGGCGCGCTTAATTGATCCAGTTCACAGATCAATAGAATTAACAAAGCCATGTCAGGCGTGATTGGCTGTGAAAGAATTGAATCAATCATTTCTGAAGTTATTTCCTTTTCGGAAATAACTGCATTCAACTCCGAATAGTTTTTAAAATAAGACTTTGCACCGCATAAAATAACCTGATCCATCACGCCAGTGATTGCGTTGCCATGCTTTGAACAGCAAAGGCTTTTGAATAACTTAACAAAAGCAAGTTCAAAATGTTGGTAATTGCTATTTTTGAATAGCGCCTCAATTAGAAACGCCTGTTCTTTGTTCAGTAAGTTATAGGTTGTTTTCATTTGATCCACTCCAAACCATTGATTGAACTTTTGCATTGCCGCCATGTTCTTTGATGGCCATCTTGATGCAATCCACCATGTTTGCACCGTAAAAAGTGCAAGTTTCACCGTTGATAATAAGTATTAACATAATTCACACCTCAATTGATAAAATTTCAAAAAAATAAAAATCTTCGTTTTCATTCCAGTGATCAACAATTGCATGAACTTCAGCATGGCATGAAGCCTGAATTGTTTTTTTAAATATACGGCCAACAGCGCCGCCGTTTCTTCTTATTGTCACTATGTAGTTTTTCACTTGATTCACTCCTTTCAGCTTGTTGTTTTTCTGAACTGTAGCAGCAATATTGCAGCAAAATCAAGCGCTGAAAGATAAATAATTATTTTATATTTGTTTGCAATGTTTCACTTTGCTTTTTTGCAATGTTGTATTAATATGAATTTGTAGTTTTTAGTTTGGAGTGAATGAAATGAAAAAAATCATGGCTGAAGTGAAAAGCCGCTGGCGCTGGTTCTGGCTGACAAACAGAATCACCAATAAACAACCGTTTTAATTTTGGAGTGAACAAAATGAACAGATCAGAAAATATCAATGAACTTGCAATAGCGCTGGCAACGGCGCAAGGCAACCTTGAAAACGCAACCAAAGGCACTGAAAATAAGTTCTTCAAATCCAGTTATGCTGATTTAGCTGAATGCCTTAACACAATCAGGCCAGTGTTTTCAGCCGCTGGTTTGTCATTTGTACAATTGCCATCAACTGAAGGAAATCTTGTTTCAGTTGAAACAATGCTGATTCACAAATCTGGCCAGTTCATCAGCAACATATTAACAGCGCCAGTTAAAACGCTTGATGCCCAAAATATAGGTTCAGTTGTGACATATTTGCGGCGTTATTCAATTTCAGCCTTTGCCGGAATTTCACAGCAAGATGATGATGGAAATCAGGCATCAGGAAAGATTGAAACGCAAGTTCAGCAAAAAGCACAAATTCAGCCTTATTCAGCCGCCGATTTTTCAAAGAATTTTGGCGTTTGGCAATCTGCAATTGCATCAGGCAAAAAAACAGCTGATGAAATAATTTCAGCAATAACTTCAAAATATTCATTAACAGCTGAACAAATTCAGCAAATCAAAGGGGTGACAGTATGAAAAAACTATTTCTTGAACAGGGTTCAGCTGAATGGCTGGAAGCGCGCGCCAATTATTTCTGTGCCAGTGATGCAGCCGCAATGCTTGGAAAAGGCAAATATGAAACAAGGCAACAATTGATTCACCGGCTGAAAACTGGTGAAAAACAAGCTGTTTCAGAGTTTCAGCAAAGCCTTTTCGATAATGGCCACAAGGTTGAAGATGATGCCAGAACAATCATTGAAGCTGAAATTGGCTTTGAACTTGAACGCTGTGTTGGTGTTGTTTGTGTTGATATTGATGGCATTGTCATTGATCTGTTGGCCTCATTTGATGGCTATTGTGAAGCGTTTAATTTTGAACATAAGGCGCTGAACGCTTCATTGGCTGAAAGCCTTTCAATGTTCATCATTCCTGATTCTTACAAATACCAGCTTGAACAACAGCTGTTGATTGCTGGCAACAATTCAACAAGGTTTGTTTGCTCTGATGGAACAAAAGATAACTGGTTTGAAGTTGAGTATGTTTCAGAACCCGCCATCAGGAAAGAATTAATTCAAGGCTGGAAGCAATTTGCAAAAGATTTGTTTGCATATCAGCCAACAGTGAAGCTGGTTGCTGAAGAACGTGATGAATTGCCAGCCATCAGCTTCAAGGTTGAAGGCCGCGTTCTTTCAACCAACATCAGCGAATACAAAACCACAGCGCTTGCCATTATCAGTGAAATAAAAACTACGTTGATAACAGATCAAGATTTTGTTGATGCAAAAGCTGTTTTGAAATGGTGTGAAAGTTCTGAAACTGATCTGAAGAATGCCAAAAAAGGCATCATTGAACAAACAGCATCAATTGCTGAATTGATTGCATCAGTTGAACAGGTTGAACAGGCAATCAGGGAAAAGCGCCTGATCCTTGAAAAACTTGTGAAGTCTGAAGAACAGGCCAGAAAAAATGAAATAATTAACAAGGTAAAAACAGAACTTGCTGATCACCTTCATTCAATCAATGAAAAGCTTGATTTTCAGGTTGTTGTGAAAAGTGATTTTGAAAGCGCCATCAAAGGCAAAAAAACGCTTTCAAGCTGTGAAACATCAGCGCGCCAGCATTTGCTTCAGTTGAGTCTTCATGCTGATGAACTGGCTGAACTGGTGAAAATCAATCAGGCAATACTGGCTGATAATTCTGCATTCAGGTTTTTGTTTTCTGATGCTGGTTCAATCATTTTCACTCAAACTGATTTATTCAAACAAGTTGTTGAAGGCCGGATTGCATCACATAAAGCTGAAGTTCAGGCACTGGCTGAAAAGGCCGCCGCTGTTGAAGCTGAAAAAGCAAAAGCGCAACAAATAACACTTGAACAGGCAAACCTTGAAGCCATTGATGTTGTTTCTGGAAAATCTGATTCTGAAATAACTTTCACGCAATCAAGCTATGATTCACCAATCATGGCCGCGCGAATTGATCGCAACCCTGTTCAAGAATTCATTGATGATATTGAAGGCCATTCAGAATGCTGTGATCCTGAACCAGTGAAAGCTGTTGAACTTGATGATCAGCTTTCAATTGATGATGTTTTGAAAATGATTGAAGTTGATGAAAGCCTTGTTGTGATTCATCAGCCTGAAGGTTTTCTTTTCAAGGCAATAATCACAAAAAAATATCTGCCTGTTCAATCGCATGATCTGAACAAGCTGGCAAAGTTAATCAAAAACGTAAAATCAACCCAAAAAAAGGTGGTGTGAAATGTTTTCAAAAGTAATGAGACTGGCAAAAGATGCAGAAATGGCAACAACCCAAAATGGCAAGGCAATGCTGAAGTTCACAGCTGCCTATGATGTAGGTTATGGCGAACATAAAAACACGGTTTGGTGCAATTGTGTCAAATGGGGTGATAAGAACGCCGGATTATTGCCATACATGAAAAAAGGCCAACAGGTTGAAGTGATGGCTGATGAAATCCAGCCTGAAGCATACACCGCAAAAGATGGCGAATTGAAAGCCGTTTTGAAAGTGAATGTTTTCAAAATTGAACTTGTTGGAAGTTCTGGCCAACAGGCAAACCAACAGCCGGCACAACAACGCCAGCAAGCGCCGCAACAGCCACAAGCGCCGCAATCCGGTTATGACTTTAGTGATGATATTCCCTTTTAACCAACAGGCGGCAAAACGCCGCCAAAGGCTTCCAAATGAAAATTGAATCTTTGCAATTGCACAAAATGAGAAAAGAACAGCTTGAAGAACTGATCAACAAAAATGAAGTTGTTGAAGTTGAATTTTTCAAAAAGCCAGCGTTTGAAATTTCAAAACATGGCGCTGAAACTGTTCATCAGATGACAATCACGCAATTTTCAAGAATGTCAAAAACTGACTTGAACAGGAAATTGAAAAGAGTGAAGAACATTCGGATCACATCAGGCAAAACACAAACAACATTTGCATTTTTAACGGTGAAAAAATGAAACCTACAAAAGAAGAACTGAAGCATTACAAAGAAATCGGCCTAACAATGTTTGAAATTGCACAGTTGCATCATGTTGGCTATTCATCAATTCAAGGATTATCAAAACAATATGAAATAATTTTCGCCATGTTCAGAATCTGTGATCAAGATGATGTTATTTTCAGAAAATCATTTTTAATGAAAAAAGGCTTCACAGCCACGCAAGCAAAAAGAATGACTGACAAGAAAATACAGCCATCAAAAGAAGTTTTAGGCATCAGGAAAGCAATCAGATTTGATCAAATTGGTTGCCTAGATTATATTGTTAAAAACAACCCGCTGTTGACAAAAAACTGGAAACAAGGCGCTTTTGATAATGTTCAAATTTGGTGAACGCTCTGAATCAAATCTTGCCGGTGTGCATCCTGATCTTGTAAAGGTTGCACGCCTTGCATTGAAAAAATCACCAGTTGATTTTGGCATCAGCGAAGGTTTGCGAAGTGTTGAAAGGCAAAAGGAATTGTTTGCAGCTGGCAAATCAAAAACTATGAAAAGCCGCCACATCACTGGCCATGCAATTGATATTTTCCCAGCTGGCAAACCAATTGACTGGAAAAAGATGATCATCATTCAAAAAATCATGTTTGAAGTTGCCAATGAATTAAACATACCTATCAGATGGGGGGGTGATTGGAATGAAAACGGCCAAACCACTGATGAACAGTTTTATGATTCACCACACTTTGAACTGAAATCAAAGTTTTATCCATAGGTGAAAAATGGCTGAATCCATAACAACAACAGGGAATGAATTCTTGAACTCAATAGAAAACCTTTCAGCCAAAATTGAAACATTAACTGAAGCACAAACAAGATCAATGGAAAAAACTGATCGATTGACTGAAGCCGTTACACAATTACTGGTTCAATCAGGCCATTTTGAAAAGTTGCGCGCTGAAGACAATCACCGCATGGATAAAATAGAAACATCAGTGCAAAGTTTAAGAAGTGAAGTTTTCACTGAATGCAAAAACATACATGAAAAGTTAGGTGAAACAAATTCAAAGCTGGATCAAGCAAAGCCAGTTTTGGGCATACTGATGGCATTGTTCACAGCTGCAATTCTTGGCGCTTTCCTGAAGTAATTATTTTTTAAGCGCTTCAGCCGTTGCCGGAATAATCTTTTCAGCGCTTCGCCCGATCACATAACCACCAAGTCCAAGTTCTACAATATCCCAAAGCTTGATATATTCTGCCTCTGATAAATCAGGCGCTGCAAATCCAAACCAGCGCGCAACAATCAGGCCGCCGAATGTCAGCATCAAGATTGGCCGCCAACAAGCCGCAAGCCAGTGTTCTGAATTTGCTTCAGCCAAAACTATGTTCGATGACGCGGCCATAGTTGCAAGCTCACCGGCTTGGTGCATTTTTAATAGCTCAAGTTTTGCCGCATCTTTGGCACCGGCATCTGGTATGAGTTTATCAATGAGTTTGCTGCCAACATCAAGCACTGCTGTAATAGGGTCAAATGACATATTAAGCTCTTACATTGTATGGAGTAATTGGTTCAGGTAATTTTATACTATCGAATTCAGTACCTTGATAATCATAGATATTAACATAAAAAAAACCATCATCGGCGATATAAAACACTGTACCGAATGCAGCGCCTTTGTGAATATGGTCTTTGTACTGACTAAAAGTAAATTCAGATAAAGCTGACTCACATTCTTCCATTGTGCTGAATTTTAGATAAATAGTGTCATTCATGCTGTTAATGCTCTCAATTCACCATCTGTTAGTGTTTTCATTATTAGCTGAGTACGGAAAATGTAGCCGTTGAATTGTACTGTCTCATTAGGAGCGCTGCCTATGTTTATATCCGTCATCGTACCTACTGGCATTGTCATTGATGAGTCAGTACCTACAGCACCGCCATTACATGATATTTTGAGAGAATTAGCAGACAGTGAAGCGCACACCTTTGTAAAAGATACGCCCGCCACTGACCCTAAAGATGAACCATCATTAACCCCGCCGCTAATTGTAAGTGTTTGCCCTGCGCTGCCGGTGCTATACCTAAGAATTGCCCTATTATTTACCGTGTTATCGCTAACAGTAATAATTTCACAAGCAACTCCTGTGGCTGTATCCTGCCTCACTTCCGCATACATAGAATAACCACTCGGAGTAAACCCAACAACATTAGCCATAGGCACAATTAAATCATCCTTGTTTCTTGTAGCTGTTCCTGCGCCTGTTAGTATGTAGCTTGTGGCTTTTACGCCTGTTTCAACTTGAATAGCTGTTATGTGGAATGGCCTTGCAGATTGTCCTGTGGCCTTAGATATTCCGCATGTAGTCGCACCTGTAGCCGTAGCCGCTCTTGCAGATGAAACCCTATATACACCATTGCCACAATCAACAATTAACGCAGCGGCTGAATGTATCGTTGCCTGTGATTCTAAGCAGAAATCGCCTGTTATGTTAGATGTTCCGACTACCGGAGCAAGGCCATCGTCCATTTTTACGTAAACAGAAACAGTGTAAGTTGTGCCTGATGTTAAAGTTACAGTTTTATTTGCTGACCTTGCAGATGAATTATCACCAAAATACAGAGCATTAGTTCTTCCAAAAAAAGTAGTACCATCAACAACATTACTAACAGTCCAGTTAGCCGCCGCGCCTTCTGAGTGAGTAGCAAGGTTAGTTGCAGCCAATTCACATTGAAAAGAATACTTGCCAGTTACAGGGTCGTAAGATGTACCGAACTGGTTATTGGCAAGCGCAACTAACGCACCATCTTGCAATACATTCTTTGCAGTATTTCGAGTATATGTAGCACTTAACGCTGTTAGCCTTGCGGGTAATGCCGTTAGCTTTTCATTATAGTTAATGTTAAACGCCTGTGTAATCGCTCTACGTGTTGCAAGTTGCGCTACCGCACTCATGTTTACACCATCACGCCAGTTGGGAATAGAGTCCTTGTGGCATCGCTAAAACAATGCATCACCAAGCATTCACGGCTGGATAATACCGTGCTTGCTACCCATGCCAAACCGCCTGCTGTTCTGCCTGCTGAAGCTGGCGTAACTACTGTTTTGGCTGAACTGGCGTGTTGTATAATAGTTATCAAGATTTCTTTCATATAGCCGCTGGCTGGCGGATTAGTAAAATTCCAGCTTGTGACATTTTCTGTTAGCGTCAAAACATAGTTTGGCGTTGCCAAGCTTAAATCAATAGATACAACGCCAGCAGTTGAAGATATAACAGTTATTTTTTCTGAAAGCGCGGCATCAATAACACCGCTTTGCAAAGCACTTGGAAAAATTTTACCTACTAATGTTGTCATGTTTTTTTACTCAGGCTGTGGCAAAGCTGCAATTTCTTCTGGCGTCATATCTCGCAAAGTTGGCAATTCACCAACTACCCAAACCAAAACTTTATGTTCAGGAACTGGATTAAAAAAGCAGTTTGAACCATCATCGGCCAAAATGTTTTGGTTCATTTCGCCAGAATATCCAATCAAAAATTCATTTTTATTAGCAGTGTCGATGTATCTCATATTTTCACCCATTCAACTATAAAAGCATGATTTCCGGCCGATGGTATAACATTTGACGATGCTGTTCTTAATGTTGGCGTAATTGTGCTAACTGTGAAAGCAGGTGCATACATAACAAAATCTGTGTTACCAAAATCAGCAACCGCGCAAATTTTTGCATAATCATTATCAGGCATAGAAATTGGCAATGTTCTAACTGTAAGATTGCCAGTTAAAGCATAAACAGTTCGTTGCCAAACCCTTGTTATAACGCCATCAACATATGTTATTTGATAGCTGCCATTGGCATTTGAACCACTAACAATGGTTGTTAGGCCAACACCAAGAACAGGCGCAAGTTTTTTACTGATTTCTGAAGTCATTAAACACCGCCTATTTGATCAGCTGAATAAACTCTGAAATCACAATCAGCGCCAGTTGCTGTTATCCGTAATTTTTTCACAGCTGGTGCAATGAAAGTTGTGTTTGTTGTGACAGCTGAACTATCAACAAAGCCAAAACCGTAATCAAAGGCAACAGCAACAGTTGCTCCGCTGGCCTGTTCAATTGAAACGGTGTGAAAGAAATAGGGTTCTAGTGTTTTTCCACCCGCTGGAAAAGTAAAAGCAACGCCATCAACAGCCGTTAATATTCCCGAATCTTGTGCCATGTTTTTCACCTTTAAATGATTTCGTACATTCCAGAAAAATAAATGTTAAGTGATGCAGTGCCGCCAGCATTGCCTTTTAGTGTCAATTCATTGTTTGTTGCATCAGCATAAACAACACAAGCCGCTGAATTATCGCTTTGTGATGCTGAACCACTGGCATCAACTGAACTGGCAAAATTACTGGCAATCGGCAAACTTAGTCTTAATTCAAATGATCCGGCAATAATTGGATCAACTAAAATAACGCCTGAAAAAGTCACAATATTATCAATTCGCTGATAAAAAGTTTTGTATGGGGTTGAAGCTGAAAGGTTTGAAACAACCGTTTCTGTTGGTGTATATGATCCTGATGAACGCAATTCAAGCGCCGTTTCAAGCGCCTGAAGCGCCTGTTTATTGGTTTGGTTGTTTGGAATTGTTGTTCCAGTGAAAGTGCCAAGATTGACCGCATTTGCCGCAACGCCTGAAAGTGTGTTCAGATCAGCAACAACATCATCAGTTGATTCAAGCGCCGTTTCAAGTTCTTGCAACAGTGTTTTTATATCAGTGCCAGCCGTTAAAATCAGGCCAGTGAAATTGCCCATATCCGTTGAATTAGCTGGCCGGCCTGTTAATGTCACCAAATCAGCAATGTTTTGATCCTGTTGTATTGCAAAAAAATTTGCTGAATCAGTTCCCCAAACCGTTGTTGTAAAAGGCAACGCTGAAGGGATTGGCGCATAAACAACACCTGACCGCTCAACAGTTTTGGTGTTATCAGTCACAAGGAAAGAAATTGCTCCAGCATAGGCAACAGGCGGCAAGTATCCTATCAAAGCCAGCTGGCCAAGTAGTGTTCTGATCACATCACCTGATCTGTTTGTTGTTGTTGATAACGCAAAATCCACGTTTGAAACTTCAGCAACAGTTTGCAAATCAAGTTTTGCATTGTCAAAATCAGTTGTTGTTAATGTCATTTAATCACCCAAAAGCTGAACTGAAAGCTGAACTGAAAGCGCGAAGCTGATCAGCATCGTTTGCATAATATTGATCAGTATAGTTGATTCCTTTCACAGCAACAAACCACTTTTCTGAAATGTCAATTTCTTGAATAAGCCAATTTTCTGATTCTTTTCGCGCATCATTACCAAAGGAAAATTCTGTTCTTCTTGTATCAATGCCAGTGCGTAAAGTTTGCGCTGGTGGTGATGCCAATACAACCTGATTTGATTCAGTGCCAGCTGTGCAAACAATGTTTTCAGTTGTTCCATCTTCATTTTTCAGCGTGATTGAATGACTATCAAAAGGCGTGAAAGAAACATCAGCTGAAAGTGTTAATGTTAGGCCGGATTGATCCAGAATTTCACCATCAAATGAAAGTGTTCTTGTTCCTTTAACAATGGCAATCATATCATTTGGCCTTATGAACTGGCCTTCAGCTGTTACCACAACAGAACAATCAACTTTCCTATACCTGACTTTGTTCCATTCCCTATATGCTCGAATGGTTGCTTGTTGTTCATTCCTGATTCCAGCAATGTTGAACTTTTTAGGGTTCAAAGCGTTTGCATCAGGCAAATAAATTGATTCGGTTTTATTGGTGACTGAATCAACGTAATCAAAAACAATTCCATCATTTGTTAGTGATTGATTGAATTTTCTTGTGTACGTTTCAGCGTTTGGCTTTTTGCTTCGATGTGTGAACAGCATGGCCGGCACTGTTTGCGGCTTTTCAAATAGCGCGCTGATTGTTGTGCCATCACGGAAAGCAATGCAGTTAATAGCGTTGAATATGGTTTGCGCGTATTCCTGAAAAGTTGTTTCAGTTGAATCAAAAGTGAAGTTGAATTGCGCATGATAACTGTTGCCAAAGTAATCATTGATTTCAGTTTCAAGCGCCAGCAAATCATCAGCCGCAATTTCTGAAAGTTGCCTGTTGCCAATGTAGGGATCAATTGCATCTGTGATGAATGATTGAACAGCTGAACTGTTGCCATCAACATCAATGTTTTTTGTTTTCACAGTGTCAAAAACACCGCTGCCAAGATACTTGAACAGCTTTTCAGTTGCCATGCAATTCAATTGCCGTTCCTTCACCGCTGAAGCGCTACTGTTTCCAATTGTCAGTGTTTGAATGGTTGTAACATCACCGAAATCAGACTGATCAACATTTTTCACAGCGTAAATATCTGCAATGGTTGTTTTGTCAACAATCGTGCCTGACAGTGCAAACTTGTCAGTTGTTCTTTTCACCCTGATCTTGAAGTATTGCGCACGATCAAAATCAATTTCAACTGTTGTGCCACGCAATGCAGTTGATTGGCCAGCCAGAAATGACTGCACAATGATTGGCGCATTTCCATCATCAACCCAATCAGAACCAATTTTTTCAATTCCCTGAACTTCCAGATCATAATCAATTCGCAACAGCAACAATGAAGCGCCGCCAGTGTCACGAAAAATGCCATTTGGTGCGGTGATGTTCACAATCGCTGAATCAAATAGTTCTTTTGTGAAATAAAACCACTGGTTGAACGGTGTGCTAAACACAGTTTTTATGCTTGAATTGTTCAGTGAATACCATGCTTGCGGAACTTTATCAAAACCAAAATCATCTGGAAGTATTACATACATACTGAATGCACTTGGCGTTACAGAAATCATTTCAGCAATTTCATAAGTTCCTGAAATATTAACAGGTGTTCCAAATTGCGTTTTTTTAACAAAAAAGTTTTCAAGAACAACAGAATTGCCTTCATAGTAATCTGGTGATCCAATATTCAAGCCGCCAACAATTGCAAATTGAAGTGACATTGACCATTGGCCAGCAACAGCTGTGCCGAATAACTGGAAACCTACAATGCAATTAATATCGCCAGAAACAGGCGGATCAACAAACAATTGTTCATAAGTGTCACCAGTTAATATTGGTATTCCACCAACATCTTGTTCTGGCGGCAAATCAACGCCATCAATTTCATTTGAACGATAGGCTGAAATAACTGGTTCTTGAACATATTCACCAATTACAAATTGTGGCGCGCCGCTGTTTGGTGAACTGTTTGGATAAAAAACGCCAGCTGTTGCGCCTGTCATCAGGTTAAGCGGTGTGTCACCATCTTGAACATCATCAACATCAATTTCACCACGGCCAACACAATAAAAACCATGTTCAAACACATCAGCGCCAACATATGTTTTGTATGTTGGTGCAATAACGTCAGGAATTGCCACAACCTGACCTTTTATGTCAGGTATCCTTTGCAATGGCCGCGCTCGATTGCCGCGAGAACCTAGTGAATTGTTTGGTGATTCTTGCTGCCTGTTTATGTTGGCTGGTAGTTTTGGGTTTGGTATTAAGAGAATTGCGGCAACAGTGATGACAATTGAAATTATTGCAAGCACACCGGCAACGCCCAAAGTTGCTGAAGGCGTTTCAATTATTGTGTATTCACCAAACCCTGAAAGAAGTTTTTCTTCATTGAATGTTATATCTGATTCAAGGCTTGGCACACCTTCATAAACAGAAAAAGGAATTTCTTTTTCATAGTAAAAATCAGCAATGAATTCACCAACACTTCCAGCGTAATCAATATTGATGAACTTGTTTTCAAGAATTCCATCTTTTGTGAATAGCTTTATTTTCGCCAAAATTGAACCCCTTTGAAGCCACGGCCAGCCGTTTTTATATCTTGATATGATACGCCAGCCGTATGTTTTGAACAGTGCAAGATTTTGCCATCAATCCAAATGCCAACATGAAAATGGTTGCCACGGTGAAAAACGGCCAAATCATTGTTTTCTGGCGTTTCTACTTTGTGAAAACCAGCCGCGCCATTTGCAAAAGCCGCCGCAAAAGTTGAAGCAATTTCAAAAGCTGAACCTGAACCAATTTCAAAATCTTGCAAAGTATCGCCAAAATTATCAGCATAAAATAAGCTGATAAAAGCCCAGCAATTAAAGCCAAAACGATTGTGCAAGCAATAAGGCAAACCAATATATTTTTCAATCATAAAGCCCGCAACATTGGGAAAGTATCATAATCATAAATCTTGCCAGTTGCTGACCAGTTCAGCTGTTGCGCACCACATTCAATGGTGAACAATCCTTTTTTCTGGCTAACATTCAACACTTGCAAATGATAAATTGCTGAAGGTTCAAGCAAATCATCTGAATTGTATGCTCGATAACTTGTTAAAATTGGTTCTGTGTTATCAAAAGGGATCAAATCCAGCTGATCATCAAGAAGATTATCAGGATCAGCCATTGTGAATGAAAAATTGGCATCCAGATCAGCGCGCTTTTGATTCAGTTCATATTCAATGTTGATGCCTATGAAATTCACCACTTCACCAGTTTCAAGCGTTGCGGTGATGCCTGAAGGTTCACGCGTGAATAAAAACCGTTCTGTGAATAATGAATGCGTGATTTCCAGCGTATCAATTGTATAAATCCCTTTTGGGTATGTTGTGAGAATGATTCTCAACTTTTCTGCAGCTGTCATGGCATCCACCAATCCGGCAAATAGTTGTTTGAATAGTCGCTGATAACACCAAGAAAAGCTGGCACATCATCGCCATAAATATCAAACAATTCAGCCAAAACACCGCCAAAGGGTTCATCTTGTGCCGGTGTTTTTTCAGCAATCACTGTGAAGGTAACAATATAAAATTGCGTATTATCTGAATTGTGGTTCACCGTTTCAGGGTTGATTTTGCAAACATGGCTTTCAATGCCATTTCCTGAATCAAGGTTCATGTTGAAACTGGCCGTTCCTGATGCAATGGTTGAATAATAGAAATCTTGCCAAACTTGCATTCTTAGCGGTGTCAGGATCAATGAAACATCAAAGGCAACAGCCGCTGTTTTATAATCCAGAATCATCAGCGGCAAACCGCCAGCAACAGGCTGGATCAGCACATTATTTGCCGCTCCAAATGAATAACCTTGTGAAACAACAGGCTTCAATAGTGTTGGAAAATTGGCCATCATGTCACCCTTCTTGGTGCGTTTCTTGTTCTATCTAATGTTCGATTGAATTCGCTGTTCGGGTTTGCCGCCTCACGATTCAAAACTTCTTTTGCAATGATGATCAAATCACCGTTTGATTGTTGCTGAACTTCAGTTTTATCAATCCGGCCTGAAGTTTGGTTGATAATTGTCACATTGCCGCCGCCTGACATCATGCTTTTTGTATCACCATGATTTGCAATTCTTCCATTGCTGCCAAACCTTACGAGTTCAGCGCCTCTTTCACCAACAAGCATTGTTTGGCCGGCTGAAAACTGGCCGCCTTGTTCACGCGGATTGTAAGCAACGCTGGCAAGCTGGCCAATAGCTGAAGTGATTGCACCGCCAAGCACAGCCGCGTGAGATAGTTTTTCAGTCAATGTTGGCGCTGTTGGATCAACGGCTGACATTGGAAGCGCTGCAGCAATTGCAAGGCCAGCTTGTGCAAGCAAAAAGCCTTGTTGAATACCGAATAAAACTTTATAAGCACTGCTTGATTCTTTGCCAAATGTTTTTTGAAGGTTTGCAAGTGAACCAAACAATTGCGCACCTGCAGCAATAGCCAGCTGATTTTGTGCATAGGTCAGCTGTTCTCTTTCCTTTGCCGCCTGTTCACTGATGGCTGTTCTGGCATCTTCAAATTGCTGAAATCTGGCGTTTTTCTGTTCTTCATTCTGCCAAATCAGCGAAGCTTCAGCTGTTTGAATTTCACGCAACTTTTCAAACTTTTGGCGCGCTCTTTCATCAATCATCTGCAATTCAGTCATGCCATCCGTTGCAAGCTGGTTCAGGTAATCAGTGCCGGCCTTTTGCTGTGATTCAAAAAGCGCTTTCCTTTCCCTTTCAGCCTGAAGAATAATTGCTTTTTTAGCGCCTTCACTTCTTTCCAGTCCATCAACATCATCAGAACGGAATGAATCAAGCGTTTCAAGGCGCTTTCTTTCGTTCATGTTGATCAGTTCAATTTCAGACTTTCCAAGCTTGTCAGTTTCTTCAATGAAGGCATTGAAAGCATCAAGGCGTGATTGATACCAATCAAGCTCATTTTGCATGGAATCTTCAAGCGCCTTTTGCCTTGCATCATTATTTTCAAAAGAACTTGAAGCCGCTGGCGTGATGATTTCAGGCGTTTTGTTTTGCGCTTTCACGGCTTCCATTTTGGCGCGAATTTCTGCAATCTTGGCCAGTCCTTTTTCATAGTTGCCAATAACAGTGTTTATTTCATCAGCGCTGGCAAAATCACTGAAGCCAAAAACCTTGCCGGATTTCATCTTGCCTGTTTTTTGAAATTCTTCCACGCTGGCTGACAGCTTATTCACAAAGCTTTCAGTTTTTACAAGTTCAACTTGCAAGGCATCAAGATCAGTTTTGTTTTTAGTGTCCAGAAAAGATTGGAAAAAACTTGTAATTGTTCGCGTTGCTGTTGGCACATTCATCAGAACCCAATCAATAACGCTTTTCAATTGCGGTGCAAATGATGAAACAAAAAATGTTGCTGCATTTCCCATTGTGGTTTTCAACAGATCAAACTGATCAGCAACAACACCAAGCGCCGCCGATTGTGTGCCAGAAATCTTGATTTCATCATTGAACTTTCGATATTGTGCCGCCGCCGCTTCCATTTTAGCGCCGCCATCAGCCAGCAAAGGAATAAGCTTTGAAGTTCCGCGCGCCAATCCATCAAGCAAAAATCCCTGTTGTTGCAATGGAATGTTTGCCTGATCCAGCGCTGTTTTAACCTTTTGAAGAACTTCAGCGCCTGAAAGGTTTTTCAAACTGTCAGCTGTTAGATCAACTTTGCCGGCCAGTGCATCAAATATGGCTTTGAACCCGCCAGCGCCTGATTGCGCAAACTGGCCAAGTTCATTGGTTACTTTTCTGGAAGTATCTGCAAGGCTTTCTTGTGAAAGGCCAACAGTTTTGAAGGCAAAGGAAAGTTCCTTGAATCTATCAACAGCAATGCCTGATTGCTCTGATAAATCTGCAATTGCATCTTCAGCCGCCGCTGACTTTACTGCAACAGCAATCATTGAAGCTGAAAAGGCCGCTATTGCAACGCCAGCCGTTCTGTTGAAGCTTGTGGCCAATGATGCCAAACCTGAACCAACGCTTCCAAATTGCTTGTTTGCAAGTTCTTTCAGTTCTTTTGAAAGGCCATTCACCTTTGCATCAGTTTTTTCAGCTGACTTGGCAAACTTATCAAGTTCTGATGTTGCTTTTGCAGCGCCTTCAGTTTCAATTTTGGCTGTCAGGCTGACCGTTGTCATGTTGTTTTGGCCTCAAAAATTCTATCAATCAACATTATTGCTGAAACTTCGAATGAATCCAAATTAATGCAATTCATTTCTGAAAAAGCTTTCAATTCAGTGTAAGTTATTTTTTCACCTTTTGCAGTTTTTACAGAATAGAAATATTCAAGAAGATAACAAACATCATCAACTGGCAAAACAAAATCCAGTTCTTGCGGTGTTATTCCTGTCATTTTTTGAACAGCTTGCAAGTGATGCAATTTGCAACCAACATCATTTCCTTTTGAATCGTAAAGCCTTTTGATCAAGGGAAAATACGATTCACAATATGATTGCAAGCTTGCTACTTTTTTTGAATGAAATTCTCATTTTTTGAACTGAAAACATCAACAGCTTCCAATATTTGCGGATATTCAAGCAGTAGTTTTTCAGCGCCAGCCGGTGAATAATCGCCAAATTCTTCAGGCAAAAACCAGCCACAAATAGAACCCGCTGCCATTTTGGCAGTCATTTCAAGTTGAACTTCAGGCGTATATTTTCCATCAGTTGCAGATTGCGCCGCAAGTCTGAAAACTTCAGCTTTTTTGATTTTGTATTGATCAGAATATGCGCTGCAGATCAAAAGAAAATAATCTTTTCCATCTTCAGAAAATAGGCTTAACTTTTGCTGGCTGTTGGCCTCTGAACGCTTGATGAATTGCTGCATTTTTTAATCACTCCCCACTCCAGAATGAATGGCGCGGTGCTTGTGGGAGTGAATCACGCACACCGCTACTGATTGAACAGCTGCCAATTTTTTACAGGATTTTAACCAGCACAGAACTTTCACCCGCTGTACCTGCAAGCGCTTGAAGTTCAAAGCTCTGAACAATAGAACCTTCGCCAGCTACTTCAGGCGTTCCTGATGTAAATACACAGCGATTATAATTAAATGCCATAATATTATTACGGTTGTTAGTGTACAAAACTATTTCAATTGCACTTTCGGTTTCATTAATGAACCGGGTCAAAAGATTTGAATTTACAAAATATGTGCTAATTGAAATAGTATTGTTAGCGCGGCCACGCTCAATAAAAGCAACATTGTCAGAACCAATTTCAAATTGGGCGCTTGCATTGTTATCCAGTGAAAATGTTGATGACGTAACATAACCAAGCACGCCTTGACCTGCACCGACAACAGCGCCATCAACACCGGCAAATATTTCCTTTTTATCCACTGAAGGAAACGTTGAACCGCTTGGCAGCGCCACGTCATAAGCAGTTTCACGGCCAATAGTTGTAAAAGTTCCAGTAACCAAAGCATTCACTGAAACATCAAAAGAATATGCTGTGATTTCTACGCCTTTTGTTATTTGGTAAATTCCAGCGCCGCCATCGGCATCAGCGTAATGAGTAAGAATTGAAAAACTTCTTCTATCACTACCAACGCCAAGTTCTTGCCCGCGTCTCAAATCTGTTGTTGCTGTTTCAACGGTCAAGGTATCAGAGTCAGGCACTCTTACTGTAATTTCAGTAGCTGTTACAGTTGCAACAATGAATGCGTTTGCGTTATCGCCAGTCAAATCTTCAAACTTAACGATGTCACCAATCTTGACTGCAGGTGAGGCAGTAAAATCACCGGACGCTCTGGTGAATTTAGACAATGAAGGGTTTACCGTTATAGACAGTCCTGTATCTGGTGATATTGAAGTAAATGTACCACCTAGTGCTGCCTCAATTAAATCATCATGTGATTGCCAGGCAAGTTCAACAGATATTTCACCGCTTGTTTGATTGCTGCCAAGTCGCAAATCTGTAATCTCACGGCTTCCATCAAGTTCAGCGCTTTGAAGCGAATCTTTTGTCTGCTGCATATTTCCTGATGTATAGCGCAATGGTAGCCAAGCTGGGTTGGCAGGTGTAACGCCACAAGTTGTTTCTTCAACGTAAAAGTGGGATGTTGCGCTGCCTGTTGCTGGTTGTGTGCAAGTTGTCATGTTCAAACCCTCATTGAATAAGCATAAAATTCGATTGAAACGCTTAATGATGCCCAGCCGTTCTGAACAATCACGCGGTTAATTGATACGTTTTTAATATTAACAGTTAAATTTGAATTTGAAAAATTAGCGCCTGAAAAAAACACGCCATTGATTTCATCAGCCATTTCTTTCAGCGCTGTTGTGCCTTGATCTTTTGGGTAATTAATATCCAGCTGATAAATACCTGATTGCCGATCACAACCATTTGAACCTAGTGATGCCTGAACTGTTGGCAATGGAAGCAAAAAAGCCGCGATGTATGGTGTTGAAATATCCGGCGAATAGTCCAGATTTTCAGTTATCACATCAATACTGAAGCCAGCATTCAAAACAGCAATGTTTAAGATTTCATCAATATCAGCAAAAGTTGTGCTCATAATTTGGCTTTCCTTAGATTCTGTTCAGCCAGTGCAATATTAACACGCACCACACCGGCTGGCGCTTGTTTTGAATATCCATTTGCTGAAAGCTTTTCAAAGGTTTTTTTCTGTTTGTTCCATGATCCTTTTTCAACTGGATCAGGGTAGCCGCCAAATTCGATTATTTCAGAGTATGGCAAATTATTTGTAAGCTGGAAAACATTCCAATCCTTTACATGAAGAACAACTTCAGTTGCTGCCTTTGCTGTTTTGCTGCCATTTTTATCAGTTGATTCAGTCACCTTTGATGATGGCGCTGTTGTGCTGGCAAACCAGTTGCCACGAAAACGGCCTTCATTCACTGGAGAACCAAATATTATATTTGAAAAACAGGCAATTGCAGTTGATCGAACGATTCTTTCAAATCCCTTGTTGATTTTTTCAGCTTCAGCTTTAATTTCATCAGAAAAACTTTTCATTGCCTTAACTGAACCTTATAAATCAGCGCCTGATCCGATGGCTTAATTCTCTGAATTGCCACAATTGAATAAGTTCTGGCATCAACCAACATTTGATCTGATGATAATGGTTCAACTTGTGAATCAATGATTGCCAACAGATCACCAGCCTGAATGTCAGCGCCTGAAATCTGGCCTTTTCTATACGGTGAAATAATGCCAGTGATTGCAATTTCATCATCATCACCTTCAGGAATTTCAAACTTGCCTGTTGTTAATGATACCGCGCCAGCAACCCGCCTGATGATTTTCATCTTTACAGAACGGCCATCAAATTCAGCCAGCAATTCCTTTGCCATCAGGTTCAAATCATCGTATATGTTCACGCTCTTTTCACCGCAATACTGAAGCTGGATTTCAGCAAATCATTCAGCTGGCCTTGGATTTGGCCAAATATAGGTTGTTGGCCTGAAACGCCTGATTCAGCATATTTGACAGTGATCACATCAACAGTTTTTTCAATGGCTTCTTGGCCGTTGCTGTTTGAATACAATGAAACGCCTGATTCAATCAAGCTGGCCGCGAAAACTTGCGCGCGGATCAGCTTCACTGGTATTTCATCAGATGGCAATTCAAAGCAATCAATTACAATTCCAGCGCGCGGGAAAATTAAATCTTGCGCTGAAGGATCAGTTCTAGTTCCTTTATAGTTGAAGGTTTCCAAGTATTGCGCCGCTGAAATCAATGAAGCTTCAGCCGTTGCTGGAACAAGATCAGGCAAACCAAAATCGGCCAGAACATCATTGGCATCAGATTCATCAATGTAAGTATTTGCACCGGCAACTATTGAACCATCTTCAACAACTAAAGCCATTTTTTATGCCCTTTTTATATTGTGCAAATTTTAAACATTTACCATTTTATAAATTTTTGTTTTGCAGCTTGGTATGTCAGGAATTCCAGCAAGCGCCGGATTGAATGCAAATAATCCGCCATCATTGTTGCCGATTGAATCACGGATCATGAAAACTTCAATATAATCCCCTGCTGTAAAACTAAAATATCCTGAAGTTGTAACCGTGAAAGTGTTATCAGCGTTATCAATTATTGATGCGCTCATGCTTTCATTCCAAGCGCCATTTAATTTGTAAGCTAAAATAAATTGTGCAGTTGCAACGCTTCCAGTTCTCCCAATCCTGAATTGATTTGCCGCAAAATATATTCCTGTTTGATTGTATGTAATCTTTCCAGCTGCATCAATCATGACTGGATCGGAAACAGAACCTTGCGCCGCTCCAAAAACAACTTGAACCGGCGTATCAGTTAATGTTGGCGCTTGATTTATTGCTGAAAACGCTACCAAAACAACATTTGCATCATTAAAAGGCATTAATGAATTGAACTTCAAATTGTCAAAATCAACTTCAGATTGTACGTTTTGAGATGATCCGCCATTATTTAAAGCCAATAATGAATCGATCACATCACCTTGCTGGTTTCTCAAATCTTGCGCTGAAATATCGCCGGTAATGTTATCCGCAAATAAAGCGTTTTTACTGGCCGCAAGTTCAACCTTAGTTTTAACGGCCATTATTCAGCACCGGCTTCAACTTGATTTATAGGTTCAACCGCTGAAACTGGTTCAACAGGTTTCTTTTCTTTCTTGGCTTTCTTTTCTTTTGCAACAGGTTCAACAGGTTCAACCGCTGAAACTGGTTCACTTTTCAGTGTTAAAACTGGAACATCATCGGCAACTTGTTCAGGATCAACATTGTTTTTTTGCAATAAACAAACAACCCTAAGCTTATTCAAGCGCGCCAATGCTTTCACATCTTCACGGTATAAATTCAAAGGATGTTTTACAAGCCAGATATTTTTCACGCTACACTCCAAAAAGAATGGCGGTTTTTAGGCCGCCAATAATTAAGCTAGGTTTACCCTGACAATCGGATTGTCAGCGCCGCCAGCGCCAGTTGTATCAAGCCAGAATTCACCCACAGCCAAAGTTGCTGGCGGTGCGGCAAGTGTTCCTGTTTGCAAATCTGCAATGCTTGAAAGCAAAGCAACAGTTGTTGTTGCCAGTGTTTTTTCAACTTCTTCAGTTTCACTCATTAAGCGCAATTTATTTATTGCCATTTCAATCACCAATAATTTGTGGCAATCCTTTGCCGTTTAGAATCAGATTACAGCTTCATCACCTATGGCAATAACGCCAGCTGTGTTTTTGATGCTGGTTGTGGCCAAATCCCAATTTGAACCTGTTGCAATTTCTGCATCAGTTGGTGACTTGCCGCCGTTTGCTGAATCCCAAGAATAACCTTTCACGCCAATAGTGAAATCATAATCCATTTGCATTTCGGTTTTGATTCTTCCATAACCAGTAATGTCTTGAACAACAATGATTGGGTTTGAAGGATCACGCACAATCAGGCCGCCAGCTGACAGGGATAAAACCTTGTCTTTATTTGGCGCGCCAGCAACAACCAAAGCAGGTGCATCAGTAACAACGATCCTTTTGCCAAGAATGCTAACAACTGTAACATTGTCTGAACTGTACAATTCTTGTGCATTTTGCAAATTCTTGTCCAGAATCTGATGATACATTGAACCAGTCATAACTGTCGCAACCAATGAACCTGAAGCATCACCAAACAAACGGTGACTGGCGTTGATTGTACGCTGGCTGATTGAAGCGCCGCCAGATACGTCAACTTTTGCAGTTGCTTGGTTCTCGATTGCTGCAACGCCAGCTTTGATTGCTGTGTTCAGCATATCTTGCATCACAAGTTCAGCAAATTGACGTGAAATCACTTCAACGGCTTCAGCTGTTGGTTTATCCAGCCAAGTCATTTGCGATTTTTCAAAGCCAACAGTTGCGCCGCCTGCAACTTTCACCATATTTTCAAGGTATTGTGAAAGCGCCGTTGCTGATCTTGCGTTGTTTGCGGCATAACGATCCACGCGAGTCATTGCAGCGGCAAGCGTTGAATAAATGCTGGTTTGTAGGAAATCGCCGGCATTACTTGCGGCAACTAACTGAATTGCACCACCACTGGCCTCATTGAAAGCGTTGATTTTTTGCGCCAAGCTTTCATAGATAGCAGGGGCATACCATTGGTTAAATACTTGCATGTTTGTTAAAGCCATGATTTTTTACCTTTAAAATTGATTAATTGTTAGCCATGCGCGCAGAAATAACGGCAATTCTTTCAGCCTTTGTTTTTGCTTGCGTTAAGTCTTTTGCAGCACCGCCGCCAGTTGTTGTTGTTTTGCCGCCGGTAGCACCGCCGCCGCTGGCATTTGTTGAAATTATATGTGCCTTGTATTGGCCATTTTTCAAGAATTCTTCTTTCAAATCATCAATTGAAAGCGCTGTCAGGTTGCCATCAGCATCAAGCACAACAGTTTTGCCTTCACGCATATCAATGCGCCGTGAAAACTTTTCAGAAATCGCTTCAGCAATAACTGGATCATTTACAAACTTTTCACCAACAAATTGCTTGGCCATGCTTCCAATCTTTTCAGCTTTCAAACCGTTCTGAATAGTGTTCAGCTGTTCAGTTGCTTCTTTCAGCTTGGCTTCATAACTGGCTGTTAAGCTTTCAACATCACCTGACTTTTTAGCCGCTTCCAGCTTTGCAAGTTCAGCCGCCGCCGCCGCTTCTTGTGCTTTTTTCTGTTCAGACTTCTTTTCACCAAGAAGTTCTTCTTTTTTGGCAAGCACAGCATCAAATTCAGTTTTGGCCACAAATTGCGCTTTCAAAGTTTCTTCAATTTGCGCTTTCAGTTCTGGCGTTAAGCCTTCAATATTTTCAAGCATTGCATTCACTCCAAAAATTAAACATTTCTTTTGATTCTAGGTTCATTTTATTACTTTTGCAAATAGCTGTTCAAGTTTGCCTGTTTGAACGCTTCAGGCGCTTCAGCTGCCATTTCTGCCAGTGTTCTTGGTTTGAAGTTGCTGTTCAATTGTAATTCCCTGAATCTTTCAGATGAAAGGCCGCCATTTCTGAACAAATCAGCGCGATCAACACCAAGAACAGAATCCTGAAACTGATCAGGTTGCGTTTTTAACCACTCGTAATAAGTTGTTTTATTACTCACTTGTTCAATTTCAAGTTTTCCATCTTCATTTTCACCTTTTGCCGGCCTTTTTCCACCTTGCTGCAAAAACTTCACATCATCAGCAAGAACTGGCGCTGTTGTGCTCCGGCAATTGTAATGGATCGCCGGACGTGGACCAGAATCAACTGGAAATATTTGACCATCCAAAGCCTGACAAATTTCAGTTGTGCGTGAATCTAAAGTTGATACCCATTGAACACCAACAATTCCTCTTGTTAGTGCCGCATCAGGTTCAGGTGCTAATTTTGCTTTATCAAGAAATGGAACATTGATTGGTCAGGGAACTTCAGGAACTACACAAAATTCAATCGCAGTAGTTTTTGTAAATACAAATGATTTTTTTAATGGAACAAGTTTTAGCATACTTGATTCTCCAGCAACAACATCAGCAATTACATATCAAATTCGTTTGTTATCTTCTGCTGGTGGAACTTGTTGGATAGGCAGACGAGGTTCTGATACTTATGGTGGCAGTAGCTCAACTTTAACAGTTATGGAGATTGCAGCATGAACCATAAAG